GTCCCGTGGTGGGCAGAGTTTTTAGCCAGCTACTCAACTCAGTCACCCTTCACCGATTCGGTTTATGTGGAGGAAGAACAGCGCACCGAACAGCAGCCAGCCTTAGGCAGGCGCCGTTTGTTGAGCGTTGGTGGCGACGATTTGCTTCAGGAAACTGGGGCAGGCGTCTTCGCTGAGGTTGTGTTCATCGCCACTGAAGGGGCGACGGACTATAGAGGCTATGTCAGAGCGGGCGCAGAGTTCATGGCGGAACATGGTGGTCTTAAGCTGCTGGCCTTCACAAGCTGTGCACTTTTCGGCTGGCTGGTAATACAGCTTTACATTGGTGTGAGAGTCTCACAGTTCATCAGCAATCAATTGGGCTTAGGCACGATTCGAAACTGGTTGGCTGTGCTTTCTTTTGTCGCTGGTGTGACGCTGCTCTGGTCTGCTTGGGAGTCAGATGTGGAGATGACAGATAAGAGAGTTACTGTTGGCGGTGTGCTGACGTATTATGGTCTTTGGTTCATTGCTTACTTTATCGGTGAGATGATCGCATTGTTCATTTTCGACACCCTTGGCCTTGCCAAGTTGGTTGTTGCGGGTGGCTTCGCTTTCCTTTTCACTGGTGTCGTGGGTAGTGGCATCACCTATGCGTACGCGGTCCCTGATGGTGGGCAAGTCAGCGTTGTAGACGAGCTGCTTGCTGCGCTTCCATGCGCGCTTTCCGTGCTGATCGCTTTGAGCCGGACGACTCGTGGTCGTTTGAGATCTACAAAAACTGTGTGCGTTTCACGCCGCGAGTATAACCGTCGACAGGTACGTCAGACGCTTGGTCGCAACCCGAGAAACTTATCGCTCAAATACCGCTCTTTCGTCGAGCCAGAAACCATGGAGGAATTCAAACTTCGCCGTGGGTGTCTGTCGGGCGTAGGGAGCGTTTGTGTGGACGGAAAAGAGTTTATTCCCATTGTCGGAGCCAACAGCGGGCCCAATCTTGCGGTCGCCGTTGAGGAACGAATTTCTAAACTACAGCCAGGCATGGCAACCAGCGGCAGATCGGAATATCTTGGCCGCAGGTGGGCTGATGTCAGGCGGTGGATGGAAGTAAGTGGCCTTCTTGCTCATTGGCAAAACACCCCGCTGCCTGATCCTTTGGTAGCCGAGTGGTGGGAGAAACAATTGCCTAGCCGGAGAGCCACGATGCTGCCGGCCGTAATCCGGTTGTTCGGATCGCTAGAACTCTTCACAGCTCATCGCTGCTCGGAGGTCTGTGCTGATCTGTCTGACAAGGAGTGGCGCACCGTTCTAAGAACTGAGCTGTTCGTGAAAAGGGAAGCAACCATCAAGAGCGTCGGTGGCTACAAGCCGAGGGCGATCCAGAACCCAACACCAGAATCCAAAATTCTCCTAGGACCTCACACGTTCAGGGTGGACAAATGGATGAAGCAAGTTTTTGCAGTCGACGCAGAGACGTGCTACGCTGGCGGCCTCAACGGTGAGGCAGTTGGAAGTTTTGTTGAAAACGCCATCGAGCGAATGGGCTGCCCGATCTTCCTGGAAAACGATATGTCGTGTTTCGAAGGGTCAATCACGGCTGAGGCGCTGGAAACAGAAGCCTGGCTGTGGGAGAAACTGGGAGCTTCACCATTTATGATGGAGTTCATGAGACGCGACGTTCGCCAAGACGGCGTTGCACGGGGCTGTTTCGCATACAGCATTTTGGGTGGAAGGAAATCAGGACGCAACAACACTTCATGCGGCAACAGCGCTCTCAACGCTATGGCTACTCTCTACACGTTGCACCTGGTGGCTGATGAACCCGATACCACTTACATTGGGCAGGGAGGGTATGTGAGCGATGTCATTGGCACTGAGAACTGGTCGAGATACGAAACGTACCAGAAGACTCAGACTGTACTGGAGCGATCACGGAGCATCTTTATGGGAGACGACAATCTCATTGTCGTTGACGCTGGGCTTTTCGGCAGCCACCAGGCTCTCGTTAGGTCGGGGAAAATTGGTGGGGGCAGTTCATTGAATGATTACTTTGGACAGGCCTTCGTCTCCATCTTCGGCAAGCTAGGTTTCAACTCGACGATGAAAGTCTCCGACAGGTATTCCGAGGTTTCTTTTTGCGGTTGCCATTTTGTTCACACTGAGGCCGGCATTCTGCCCGCCCCCATCTTTCCGCGCCAGATGTTGAAAATGTCATGGTGCACATCCAACTCGGAGACATCGGATTACTGGGCCTGGCTGCGAGGAGTCGCTGGCCAGCTCGTTACGGCGGTGAGCCATGTCCCGATTATGCGCATTTATCTGTTGAAGCTTTCACTACTGATTAATTTGGAAGAGACAGAGGCGCAGCCTTACAAACCATGGGTTCAAACTATCAATGCTGCAACCGAACGCGGCATGTACGATTTTTGTGATTTCTACAAGACCGTACCCAGTGTCGTCGAAGACGCGGAACGCCAGCTTGTTAGCTGGGATCCGTCGTCGCCTATTGACATCTCGTTCATTAATGAAGAGGTGACTAGATTCGCTGACCTTGGAGAAGTTTATGAACCTCCAACGGTGGACCTTGAGTCCCCCCAATAAC